TCCTGCACCGCACTTGTTGAACACTATAATGGAAAGTTTGAGATTATAAGACGATGACAAACATTACAATTTTTACCGATGCTTGGGAACCACAAATCAATGGAGTTGTCACTACACTAAAGACGACAATCAAGCATCTTGAGAAACGTGGTTATGATGTAAAAGTTGTCCATCCTGGTATGTTCAAGGTGACAGTTCCACTACAACCATCAACGGGCATTTATATGCCACTTTTGCCTATGGGTATCGCTGATGAATATGTGAAGAATGCGAACCACATTCACATAGCAACAGAAGGAAGCATAGGTCTTGCCGCTAGATATTATTGCAAGAAGTATAAACGACGCTATACCACATCGTTCCATACTAAGTATCCAGATTATCTATATGAACATGCTTATATACCACCAAGAATTACTGGTCGGTATTTTCGTTGGTTCCATAGAAACAGCGATTGTGTTATGGTTCCTACCCCCGCCATGGTTGATTACTGTGATACACTGGGTATCAAAAACCTAAAGTTATGGTCTCGTGGTGTTGATACCGATCTTTTCAAACCCGATCCAAACTGGAAGAAGATGGAAGTAGAAAAGGTCATTCGGGCTATCTATGTCGGTAGAGTATCAGCCGAGAAAAACCTAGAAGCATTTCTGAGTATAAAGAATGAAAGTATCGTAAAGTTTATTATTGGTGATGGTCCACAGTTAGAAGAATACAAAGCAAAATATCCAGATGCCTATTTTTTGGGTAGAAAAACACCAGAAGAAATCGCTAGAACATTACAGGTACAAGATGTCTTTGCATGGCCATCCATGACAGATACATTCGGTCTTGTTGTGCTTGAAGGAATGGCATGTGGTTTGCCTGTAGCAGCATTTGACAATGAAGTGAACAGATATATCATTGACACGAAATCTGGTTATCTATCAAAGGATAATCTAGAAGTTGCCATCACAGGTGCTTTTCTATTGAAACGAGAAGATGCAGTAGCAAGAGCAAAGCATTTCTCATGGGAAGCAGCAACCGATCAGTTTGTAGAAAATCTGGTATGAATGAACTTGACGAAATCTTACTTGAACAACTCCACAATTCAATGAGAAATCGAAAGCATCTAAAGAGAGTTTCTAAACTTTTGAGAAATGATCCTCAAGTGGAGAAGGGCAAACTTTACATAGAAGGAAGAATAAAGTTTTTTGAGACTATGATAGAAGATAAGTCTTTATTAAAGAAAAGACCCAGAAGAAAGAAAATAAAAGAGTCAGACTTGTTGGCTAGAAATCCTGTATATGAATGGTATAGAAATATAATGTATATAACATTTTTTGGATATAAGTCGTTCGTCGATTATGCTACACAATATATGACTTATTTCAAGAAAGATAAAAATGAGGAAACCTAATTTAGAAAACATGATTCAAATTCCAGAAGATGTATTGAGACAGGCTGTCGATTATATTCCTGAAGACGAAGAATCTGGCATCAGAATAGTTTTAGAAGCAGCTGAAGATTTTAAGGCTGCTAACATGACTCCTATTTTTATTATGGACAGATACACTATGTCAATATATGTGGTTGCAAAGGAGACTTTTGGTAAGAAACTTCATTAATGGAGGTATCTAATGTCTAGAAGTTATAAAAAACATCCAGGTTTTGGTATTACTAGTGCACCGAGCGATAAACCAGGAAGAATAAAAGATCATCGTCGTTACCGTCATTATTACAAAGATAAGATTCGTCATGAAGAGTATGACGACATCGAACCACCAAATTATAAAGAAAATCCATGGGGTTGGCCAAAAGACGGTAAACAGTACTGGTTAGATGCTACTGATCGTGATCTCAGAAAATAGTATTTGACTTTCAAATAGGGTTATAGTATAAATATACTCAAGAGTGGCGGTTTCCGTCACCAAGGCGAAACTGACCACTTGATTTTTTTCTCAATGGAGAATTATACATGAGTACAGTAACTACTACTGCAGTTGCAGAAAAGGCAGATGTCGTCGATCTCCGTGGTATGTGGATTGGCCTTGGCCTATTAAACACATTCTATCTCATTGTTCGTATCTATGAACAGGTTTATGGCTGGAGGGCCGGACTTGATTCATTTGCTCCAGAGTTTCAGACATATTGGATGTCTATTCTTTGGACAGAGATTCCGCTTGAGCTAGTATCAGGTCTAGCACTTGCTGGTTATCTTTGGAAGACTAGAGATCGAGCCATCGACAGCGTAACTCCTCGCGAGGAAATGCGCCGTCTAGTTACTTTAGTTCAGTGGCTTGTTGTGTATGCCGTCGCCATTTACTGGGGCGCATCTTTTTTCACTGAACAGGATGGAACATGGCACATGACTGTAATTCGTGATACTGACTTTACTCCAAGTCATATCATTGAGTTCTATATGTCATACCCAATTTACTCAATCATTGCTGTTGGTGCTTTCTTTTATGCTCGCACTCGTATTCCATACTTCTCACATGGATACAGCCTAGCATTCTTGATTGTTGCCATTGGACCATTTATGATCATTCCAAACGTTGGTCTCAACGAGTGGGGTCATACTTTCTGGTTCATGGAAGAACTATTTGTCGCTCCTCTTCATTGGGGCTTCGTGTTCTTCGGCTGGATGGCATTGGGTGTATTTGGAGTTGTTCTACAGATCCTAGGGCGTGTTCATGCTCTAGTTGGTCGTGAAGGCGTTAGACTTCTAACAGAATAAGAAAATAATTGAGGGGAGAGCTTGACTTTCCCCTCACAACTATTATATAATATGTTGTATCGCCGTAAGGGATACGTAATCTATACTCGCTCTAAAGGAGAATAAAGATGACTAATGATGTATTTTCTTTCAACACAGGTAATATCGACAAGTGGTTTGTTGGCGCAGATCGTATGCTAAAAACACTAGCATCTGCTCAAGAATCTTATGCAAAAGCTACTAACTGGCCTCCCTACAATATTGTAAAAGTGGACGATAATAACTATACTATTGAACTCGCAGTGGCTGGTTTCGGAAAACACAATCTAGACATTGAACTCGCAAATAACACTCTTGTTGTAAAGGGTGGATTCACTGTTGACGAAGTTGACCCTGTTGACAATCCTGTCCAGTATCTGTGGAAGGGAATTGCTGATCGAGTGTTTACTCGCAAGTTTACTCTTGCAGACACAGTCGAAGTAAAGAATGCTGAATATGTTAATGGTATGTTAAAGATCTTCCTAGAGAATGTTGTTCCAGAAGAAAAGAAACCTAAAAAAGTAGACATCAAATAATCTCTAAATATGGGGAGAGGGAAACCTCTCCCTTTTTAATTATTGGAGATTAAATATGGCTATAACATATACTTGGTCTATTAGAAGATTAGACGCATATCCCCTAAAAGAAGATTTAGAAAATGTAGTTTTTAATATACATTGGAATTTAACAGCCACAGATGAAGAATATACAACTACGCAGTATGGTGCAACAACTGTAAATTTAGAAGAAGATAGTGTGTTTGTTCCTTATGAAGAATTGACAGAATCGAAAATTATAGAATGGATTGAAAATGATTTAAACACAGTATCTGGTATTATGGTTCCAGGCATGCCCGAAGAAGAAAATCTAACTACTAAATTAGAACTTCTTAAGATGGAATTGGCATCAAGAATCAGAGACTTAAAAAACCCTCCAGTGGTTTCGCCTCCTCTTCCTTGGCAACCCCATCCAGTGGTTTCACCTTCCATTCCAGAAGCTGAACCCATTCCAGAAGCTGAACCCATTCCAGAAGCTGAACCCATTCCAGAAGCTGAACCCATTCCAGAAGCTGAACCCATTCCAGAAGCTGAACCCCCCTTCCTTGACAATTAGGAGATTATAATGGCTAAAACATTCAAACAGGCATTTGCCGAAGCACGAAAAGCCGGCAAAGATGTATTTCTTTTTGACGGTAAACTATACACGACCGACGTTGCTGTAAAGGACGCTGACGAAACAAAGTTTGTTGACGTTACCAACACCGTGGCTGACGCTAAGGTTCCTACTGCTGGTAAACTAAAGAAGAACGTATGGCCTACGCAGCGTGAACTTCGTGCCAAGTTCGGTACACCAGATTACGGCGGAGCATTTAGAAAGCATATGGTTCAGGTCAATCTACCATATACCATGTGGATGGACGATATCAAGATCACCAAGACATGGATG